GAGATATCGCTAAAGGTAATTTAGATAAAAACGATTTTCGATTTCTTTCTCAACAAAAATCAAGCGAAGTAACAGAGTCTTCGATGTTTGGAAGCTCAAAAACTTCTTATAGGAAATTAGAAGACACCAGTCTTATCATACGTCATACAGAAGCAATCGACCCAGAAAAGACCGGTGCCCGCAGTCGAAAAATTAAAAATCTGTTTATTCAAAATAAAGACGGGGAAAGATTTAAATTTCCATTTAAGTATCTCCCTGGTGCCCGCGCAATGCAGCGTCACGTTGCTAACGGAGGATATCCGCATGATGATGCAGGTAAAAAGATTATTAAAACCTGTGAAGAAATACTTAAATTAAGTGATTTTGGAAAAAAGGTAAAATATTCTTCACTCAACGATTCTGCATATAATATTGTAGAAAAGGCAGGGCAAAAATTAGGCCAGCTCAGACACCACATGGAAAGTATGAGCAAGCAAAAATATTATGAATCCTGGATGGAATCTCAACAAAATGATAACGGATCTTTAATTGAATTAGACGAAGTTACGTTAGAAACTTATAAAAATACATTTACTGTTCAGAAATTTGACGAAACTTTGTCAGACGTATTTCCTATCCTACATGCCATTATGCAGGAAACTAATGAGCTTGATTTAGAAAACTACGTAGGTGAAGTACACGAAGAGATAACCGGAGAAGACGAAATGCCAATTGATGAATTTACCAATTTCGACGAATGGACTAATAGTCTTACTAACGAAGGTTACTCAGATGATGAACTAGAAAGTCTACAAGATTTAGTGACTCAACCGTTACCAGTCGGCGCAAACGGCGAAGCTGTTCAAGCACTTGCAGGAATTGGAATTACTGATCCTAGCTTAGTAAATGCATTGCAGGCTATTGCTAAAATGCCAAATGGTGCAGATGCAGACGCTAGAGAAACTATTAAATCATATCTCGGTGCAGATGCTGACAAGTTAGATTGGGGTGATTTAGACGCTGCTCCTGTTGCGCCGGAACCTGCTCCTGCTCCTGAACCTTCAGACATGGCAGAACCTGCTCCTGACATGGTAGAACCTGTTGCCGAACCTTCAGACATGGCAGAACCTGCCCCTGCAGGTCCAGAAGAGCCTGCCCCTGCACCAACTGAAGAAGATTCAGATGAGGATTTTGTTGCATCATTACGTAATAAAATGAAGCGTCATAAGAATGATAATATTGATCCAGATTCAAAAGATCGGCTAATTGAACCGGACTCTTCTCCTAAGAATAGTAAAATGAAGGAAGTTGCCGACATTGTTAGCGGATTCTATAATAGAGAAGACGGTACTTGGACTAAGGGAGAACATGGGGTAGTAACTCATGTTAAGCGTTGCTTTAGTAATGACAGCGGAAAGGGCGGCGAAAAAGAAGCTGCACTTGCTGCTAAATTAATCCAACACCTAAATCAAAAAAACGAAGCCCAACAAACATTCGAAGATATTCGCAAACTTGCCGGACTGTCGATGTCCGAAGCTAAAAAGCCAAGCGCAGGGCTTTCTAAAAAAGAAAAGTCTGCCACAGTTAAGAAAGCAAAGGCAGGCGGCGATATTGGTAAGAAAGGTAAGAGCTTCGATACTGTAGCTAAAGCTGCTGGCGGCGGCGAAAAAGGCAAGAAAATTGCTGCTGCTGCAATGTGGAAAAATATCAAAAGATAACTTATTTTTCATTGACTTGATAAATAAAAGAGCATATAATTCGTATATGCAAAAACGTTCTTTACTGTGTAGTAGCACAGAAAGATACAGGCATACATAGGCATAAAAAAGGAAAATAATCATGGCCTCATTAGCAGAAATCCGCGCGAAGCTTCAGGCTTCTAGCAACCAAAATAACAACAACTCGGGCGGCGGCGACAACGCAATCTTCCCACACTGGAACGCAGCTGAAGGTACTACTTCAATGGTGCGTTTTCTTCCAGACGCAGATCCAAACAACACATTTTTCTGGGTAGAACGTGCAATGATCAAGTTGCCGTTTGCAGGTGTTAAGGGTGAAGCAAATTCCAAACCAGTTACTGTACAAGTTCCTTGCATGGAAATGTGGGGTGAAACTTGCCCAATTCTTACAGAGGTTCGTCCTTGGTTTAAGGATAAGAGTCTTGAAGACCTGGGGCGTAAGTATTGGAAGAAGCGTTCATATCTCTTCCAGGGTCTTGTTGTTAATTCTGATCTTAAGGAAGACAAGGTTCCAGAGAACCCAATTCGTCGATTCATTATCGGATCGCAGATTTTTAACATTGTTAAGAATGCTCTTATGGACAGCGAAATTGAAGAACTACCGACTGATTACGTCCGTGGTTTAGATTTTAAGATCGCTAAGACCACTAAGGGTGGATATGCAGACTATTCCACTTCAACTTGGGCACGTCGTGAACGCGCTCTTAACGACGAAGAAAAGGCTGCAATTGAACAGTATGGTCTGTTCAATCTTCAGGACTTCCTGCCTAAGAAGCCAGGCGAAGTCGAACTCAAGGTCATGAAGGAAATGTTCGAAGCGTCAGTAGACGGTGAAGCATTTGACATGGACCGTTGGGGTCAGTACTTTAAGCCAGCAGGTATGGGCGGTAGCGGTTCGCAGACTGGTGAAAACACATCAACACCTGCTTCAACTCCTGCACAAACTCGTGCTACATCACAGGCTGCTTCTGTAGATGCAGACGACGACGTACCGTTTGAAGCAGATAATAAAGTAGAAACATCTTCTGGTAGCGATGCTAGCGCACGAGCCCAGGATATTTTGGCGATGATTCGCAACCGTCAGCAATCAAATTAAGTTAGGGAGATAACATATGTCTAAGGCATTTGATATCTCTAAGTTCCGCAAATCCATTACCAAGTCCATTGACGGACTTGGTATTGGGTTTAACGATCCTACAGATTGGATTTCTACTGGTAACTACGCACTCAACTATCTTATCTCCGGAGATTTCTTTAAGGGAATTCCGATGGGTAAGGTTACAGTGTTTGCTGGAGAATCTGGTGCAGGTAAATCATATATCTGTTCAGGTAACATCATTAAACATGCACAATCACAAGGCATTTACGTTGTTCTTATCGACAGCGAAAATGCACTCGACGAAGCATGGTTGCAGGCGTTAGATGTAGATACTTCTGAAGATAAACTTCTTAAGTTAAACATGGCAATGATCGACGACGTTGCAAAGACCATTTCGGAGTTCATGAAAGAATATAAGACCATGGAACCCGAGACTCGTCCGAAGGTTCTCTTTGTTGTAGATTCTCTCGGAATGTTGTTAACACCGACTGACGTTAATCAGTTCGAAGCAGGTGAGATGAAGGGCGATATGGGTCGAAAGCCTAAAGCACTCACTGCACTTGTTCGTAACTGCGTAAACATGTTTGGTAGTTATAACGTAGGTCTTGTTGCTACTAATCACACGTATGCTTCGCAAGATATGTTTGATCCGGACGACAAGATCTCAGGCGGTCAAGGCTTCATTTATGCGTCATCGATTGTTGTTGCAATGAAGAAGCTTAAACTAAAAGAAGACGAAAACGGTAATAAGATCAGCGATGTTGTTGGAATTCGATCAGCTTGCAAGATCATGAAAACTCGTTATGCAAAGCCATTTGAATCAGTACAAGTACAGATTCCATATTCCACAGGCATGAAGCCAACCTCAGGGTTAGTTGATATGTTCGAGAAGATGGGTGTACTATCTAAAGTAGGTAATAAGCTAGCTTACACAGACAAGGAAACTGGTGAAATTATCGCCGAATTCCGAAAAAACTGGAGTGAGGATAAACTCAGACTAATTATGGAACAATGGGATGAAAAACTAGTTTCTCCCATTGACGATACTTTAGAGAAAGCTGAAACAGAATAATGGAAGAACAAGATATTATGAATATTTGGGATATCTTTTTAGAGTTTATCCCAGAAAAAAATCGAGATGCAGCAGCCGCACGGTATGTTACATATTTGGTTAATCATGATACAGACTTAGACGAATTAGAATCGATTCTCGGAAATGATGATCATCTAGACAATGCAATCGAAGAAGTTCTCGAAGAGCATGATAATGATCACGACGAAGATGACGATGACGACGATAAGGATTGGTAATGAATTGGTACTCAAAAGTCAGTAAAGACATAAGTCATTTACCAGATTGCATTGAGTACTACTACGACGAATTAGCTGATGCAAAAAAGGAAACTAAAGTTTATGGCAACCTTGAAAAAGCATCAGCTAGTTTGCCTGGTATTGTAGAACATCGATTTAATCAACTTCAAGAAATCGAAGCGGTATTAGAATACCTCAACATCGAATTACGTCGAACACGCAGCAAAGCATTTAAGAAATATTTAGAAAACTATCAACGTGCATTGAGCAGTAGAGACTGTGAAAAGTATGTCGACGGTGAAGCAGACGTAGTCGATCTTGAAAAAATTGTCAACGAATTTGCATTATTACGTAACCAGTGGTTAGGTATTATTAAAGCCTTAGATATCAAAGGGTATCAAATTAATAATATCATTCGTCTTAGGGTAAGCGGAATGGAAGATGTATCAGTTTAGTTATGTATAATAAATAGATTAGATAAAGGACACTATTATGAATATCTATTATGTATATAAACTATTAGACCCAGATAGCTTAGAACCATTTTATGTAGGAAAAGGCAAAGGACAACGAGCCTGCTCTCATTTTAAAATTAAAAAGAACTCAGATAATCCTAGAAAAGATGCGGTAATCTTAGATATTTTTTCAAGAAATAAATTGCCTTTAATAGAATATGCTTATCAAAATTTATCAGAAATAGATGCATATGAAAAAGAAGAGCTTCTTATCGCAGAATATGGTAGAGAGGGATTCGATATTAATGGAATTTTAACTAATATTACTATCAATTCTAGGCCTCCGAGTCAGCTCGGAAAAAAACGAATATTTACTGAATCCCATAAAAAGAATCTTTCAATCGCTCTAAAAGGCAAATCAAAAACTGTACCCGGTTGGAATAAAGGTCTTACAAAAGAAACTGACGTAAGATTGAAAAAATCTGCAGAAACTAGAAAACAAACTGGCAATAATCATCAAATAGGCCAGAAATATGATCAAGCAAGAATTGATAAAATAAGATCTAAATTAAAAGGTAGAAATATTCCAGAAAGCCAAAGACAAAAAATGTCTTTGGCAAAAAAAGGAAAAACTTGGGAAGAAATTTTTGGTAATGACGGTGCAACAATTCGCAGGGAATCTGTAATCAGGGGCGAAAAACATCACAATGCTAAAACGATACACACACCCGATGGCATTTTTCAAACTATAACGTCAGCAGCTGAATTTTATAAATTATCCGATTATTCTATTCGTAAAAGATGTATGAATACAAAAGAAAAATGGAAGAATTGGTATTATGTTCACATTTAACAATTGATTTTTTAATACATCTGTTGTATAATACACGATACAACACCGAGTTTGCAGGAAGGCAATCATGTATATTGAAGATCTAATCAAGTTAGTAACGAATAATTTTGGTCACCTTATTTCCTATAGAGACATGGAAATAATGCAGAGCATTTGTGATCAACTTTATCTAAATGATAGCGTTACTGAAAAGCAAGGATCTTTAATCCTTCGCATATTGAATACTCATAAAGATTCTCTGCGATCGGTAATTCACGATATTTCTGAAATTCTAGAAGCTGCTAACTGGCAAAAGCCATTTCGGACTTTGAATAATATTAGAAAAATTTCTATCGAAAAAAGAAAATCTCCGAACACAGGTATCGAAGGATCTAGTATAGTTGTTAGATTTCCGTTTGATAAAGAGTTAGTAGAACATTTCCGTTCTTTAAATTCGTCGGTTCATCAATTGCATCGAGGTGCGTTTGATCAGAATGACAAGGTTTGGGTATTCAGTTTAACTGAGCACAACATTCTTAAGATCGGAGATTCTGTTCTATCTAGGGATTTTCAGTCATCGGAAGAGTTTCTAGAATATTATAACGAATGCAATAGCATTAGATCGAATATTGAAAAAAATATTCCATTATTAGTACATCGCGACGGACAATATTCTATCGACAATGCTCATGCGTTGATCCTCCAACCAAATACTGATAACCTAGTCGAAGCACTATTCCATGCAAGATCTTATGGTATCACTACTTGGTGTGACGACATTGAAGACAAAATTAATAAAGAAGTAAACGCTGTTACTAAGACAGTATTGCTATCTACTAAGAAAAACAGACCGTGGTTTAACAGCGATGTCGTAGATATCAACGAATTTGAAAATTTGTTAATGCATAACAAACCAATTCTTATCATTGTCCCTGGGGGTAGCGAATTAGAACTCACAAAAAAGTGGGTTAAGTTTGCCCAAAGGTTGGGCATTGATAATACAGAGATTAGTGTTATGTTTAGATTGCCAAATGATCAAAATGCATTTAATCAATATGTTAAAGATCACCGACTTAACACTGCACCTGATCACAATACAAGAATAGTGTTTGTAAGCACTAAAATTACCAAGCCGTTAATCAAGGCAGGTATTAAATTTAACACTATAATTAATCTAGGATATTACCAGTATATGCATTTTTCAATGAACGCAGTGGTTGAAAATTCCTGTAATCTAGTGTATTATAGCATAACACAACCGGTAGTATTAAACAAATGGCAACAGCAAGAATTATTATAAAAGACGAAATTAACGTCAAAATAGAAGGACTAGACTTAGATACTAGAAAAGAACTAGTAAAGAAGTTTAAGTATTTTCAACAGAGTGCAAGATATCAGCCAGCTTATCGGTTAGGAAGATGGGACGGGTGTGTTAGTTTCTTTGGTCTCGGCGGAACTACTTATATTAGTACACTAGATCGAGTACTTCCATTATTAGAACAATGGGGATACTATATCGAAGTCGAAGACCAAAGAACTAACGAACCCTTAGAGTTTGATAAAATTACAGAAGAGTTCTGGGGCGATCAAACTTGGCCCACTGGACATCGATTCGAAGGCGAGCCTATTAGATTGCGTGAAGATCAAGTTCGCGCAATCAATACATTTTTAGAAAATCCACAATCTCTCCAGGCACTTGCTACAGGTTTTGGAAAAACCATCGTAACTGCCACAATGAGCAAAATTTGCGAAAAATACGGAAGAACAATTACAATTGTTCCAAACAAAAGTCTAGTTGAGCAAACTGAAGAAGACTTTGTTAATGTAGGATTAGATGTAGGCGTATACTACGGTGATCGCAAAGATTTAGATAAAACTCATACTATATGCACTTGGCAGAGTCTTAACATATTAGACAAGAAGAGTAAGAATCACGAACATGATATTATTTCTCTTGCTGAGTTTCTAGAAAATGTCAATACCGTTATTGTTGACGAAGTCCACCAAGCCAAAGCAGAAGTATTAAAAAATCTTCTTACTCAGAATTTACGAAATGCTCCGATTAGATGGGGGCTCACAGGAACTATTCCCAAAGATGAGCTAGAATTCGAAAGCATCAAGTGCAGCCTAGGAGATGTTGTAGGTCAAGTTAACGCACATGAGCTACAAGAAAAAGGAATTCTTAGCAATTGTCATGTAAACATTATTCAAACACAGGAATTTAGAGAGTTTTCTTCATATCCTGAAGAATTAAAATACTTAGTTACAGACAAAGAAAGAATAGAATGGCTATCGAAGTTTATTAAGGAAGTATCTGTTTCGGGAAATACATTGGTATTAGTTGACCGAATCGAATGTGGCAAAAAGCTTCAACTCGAATTGAGTAATCTATTTTCTATTCTAAAAGAAGATCCAGATGTTAAGTTTATATCCGGCGCAGTTAAATCAAAAGATCGAAAAGAAGCATACGCAGAAGTTGCATCATCTGATAATAAAATCACGATTGCAACGTACGGTGTAGCTGCGGTAGGAATCAATATTCCTAGAATTTTTAATCTTGTGTTAGTTGAACCAGGAAAATCGTTTGTAAGAGTTATCCAAAGTATCGGCCGAGGCCTGCGTAAAGCTAATGATAAAGATCATGTCGAGATCTACGATTTTACTGCGAATACGAAATATGCTAAGAAGCATCTAACAGAAAGAAAACGGTATTATAAAGAAGCAAAATACCAATTTACAATCGAGAAAGTTAAAATATAGTACCTTAGCTAGATAATTTAGAATACTTTTCTTTTCGAGATTCTGATAGTTTTTTTCGGGTTTCTTGACTCATAGGCTTTTTGGAATAATATGATGCTTTTCTGTATAAGTACCAGGAGATAATGTTCTTGACTTAGCTCGTTCGATTATGCTATTATATACACTAGAATATTTATTTTGCAGAAACACTTAATAATCTCCGTACAATGGATGGTTGCAATTTATATATTATTTATGGAGAATTAACATTCAAATCCTTACATTAGAAAACAAAACGTTTTTCCTAAATGATTTACCAGATATTGTAGATGACGATCTTAGATTTGCGGTGCTCGACAATAGCGATAATCAAAATCCAGATTATTTCTTTTTGCCGCTGATATTTTTAGAATCATTTACAGGCCCGGCAGTGGTACTAAGAATAGGCAAACATGAAATCACTATGCCTCTAGATTGGTGTACTATTGTAGGCGACCCGGCAGGTCCGGAATTAGAAGTGTTACCATTGACTAGTTTAAACGATCGCGGATTTAAGACTTTTACATTTAATCCGTTAAGCTCATTTAGACCAGAATTCTATGACATTGATATCATTAATGTCTATCAAGATGTTAAATGGTATTTTCCTAAAATGAAACCAGGACAACTTTTATGTGCCCCATTGCACGGCGGAGAAAATCCAATCTGTGCATATTTTGTTAAAGAAGTTAGTCGCCAGTGTGAGCTGGTACACTATACCCGTTGCTGGTAAAAGAAAGGTAAACTAATGCTTACTAAAGAAAAACTCAATCATCATATTAATCACCTACAAGAAAAGCATGCCGTGTTAGATCGACAGATTGATTTAATGGAATCAAACGGGCATTTCGAAGATACAGATATTACACATCTTAAGAAAAAGCGTCTTGCAATCAATGACGAAATCAATTTGGTCAAATCACAGATTGTAAATCTAACATAAAATTAGTATAATAGGAACTGAATATGGCATTAGATATCAAACGAGAATTAGCGGGGGTCGATCTTAGGAATTATAATTTCTATGATAAACTCACCGACGAAGAGAAGAAATCATTCAGTCCCTATATTTTAATGCGATATGTCAGTAATGTAGAGGGCGATCAAGAGTTGCAGGAATGGTTCCTAGAGATGACTAATGAGCTAGTTAATAAAGATCATTGGATATTAAGCAAGAATCATAAAGCACTATTGTGGAAACTTTTTGCAAGTTGCGGCGGCGGAATTAAAGTATATCATCCGTATCTTAAAGCTGGAACTAAGGAAAAAGCAGTTAAGATTGAAAAGCTGTTGGCAGAAATTTATCCAGCAATGAAACTCGAAGATATCAAGTTAATGGCCAGTATGATGACCAAAACTGATAAAAATGAATTATTTGACAAAATGGGCTTTGATAAAAAGCAGCGCAAGGAATATGAATAATGAAGGATAAACTAGGATTTGCATTCAACTTAGGATGTAAAGTTGCTCGCGCAATATCAGTTGGTCGTAGTAGCACAGACCTCGCAATCTGTACTGTGACAAGAATCGAAGATGGAAAAATTTATCTCGATGATAGTAAAGTTCATATTAGATTCCCCGAACGGTTGTTAATTATTGAACAAGACCCGTTATATCGCATGGTTAAAAACTATGAGAATTCTAAACCGTGATCAATTTAGAGGCACAACCATTTAACTGTGTGCATTGCGGCAAGAGTTTTATGAAAGAGCGCACACTCATATCCCACCTCTGTGAGCAGAAGCGTCGTGCTCTTCAAAAAGATGAGAAGCGTGTCCAGGCTGGTTATATGGCATTCAATAGATTTTTCCAACTTACACAAAATGCAAAGAAGAAAAAAAGTTATGAAGAATTTTGCAAAACTAGCTATTATAATGCTTTCGTCAAGTTTGGTAGCTTTGTCAATAATGTTAATCCTCTTTATCCCGATAAGTTTATTGATTATGTTATTAAAAGCGGAGTAAAGTTAGATCATTGGTGCAGAGACGAACTTTATGAAAAATATCTTTATGATATGCTTAAAGTAGAACCTGTAGAAGCTGCGGTACAGCGTACTATTGCTACAATGATCGAATGGGGAGAAGTTAACTCTGCAAATTATACACATTATTTTAACTATGTTAATTTAAATCGTGCAGTACATGATATCAAAAATGGAAAAATCAGTTGTTGGGTAATGTTAAATTGCCGCAGTGGCAAGGAAATGTTGAGTAAGTTTAGTGACGATCAACTAGATATGATAGCTCCAGCATTAGACATGCCGCATTGGGTAAAGCGTTTTAGAGAAACGCCAGCAGATGTTGCGTTAGTTAAAGAAATATGCAAAGAGACCGGAATAGCATGACTACACTTAATAAAGCCAGAGAATTTTTATCTAGATGGCGAATGACCATTGTCGATTCTAACCGCAGGACACCTTCCTATCCGAAACATATCACTTATTATCGATATGATGATATCAACAATATGCCAACTCACTACGAAACTGAAATTCTACATACTATTCAAATTCCCGAAAGTGCATTAGAAGCATTGGTAGACTTCTATGAACGGGTAGAAGAGAGTATGAAATACACAGGTAGTATGGATGTTTTCAATCATTATATTGAACGGCAAAACGCAGATAAAGCGATAAGAGAGAAATATCCTACAGTGCAAAAAGCCTACGATCAATATATGATGCTGCATAAGCTCGCAAAATCAGGCGAAAATAATGCCAGACGTTGATTTAGATTTTGCTAACAGAGACGAAGTGCTATCAATTATACCACATATTCCGGCAATGATTAACGGTAACAAGAAGCATAATACAGGTGTATATTGTCATGAAATTCCAGTTAATCCTCTCACAGGTTTATCTGCAATCGAGTATAATGAAGCAGAAGAGCGTGGATATTTTAAGATCGACTTTCTAAATGTCAATGTATATAAAGATATTCAAAACGAAGCACACTTACAAAAACTAATGGAGCAAGAACCATTATGGGATTTGTTAAAACAGGATGATTTCGTAAATCTACTATTTCACCTAAACGGACACGGAGATATTTTGAAAAAGACTTGCCCTACCTCTGTAGAACAATTAGCTGCTGTGCTAGCGATGATTCGTCCGGCTAAGAGGCATTTGATTGGAAAAGATTGGTCGACAATTATGAGTGAGGTTTGGACAAAACCCGTCGACGGAAGCTATTACTTCAAGCGATCTCATGCAATCAGCTACGCAATGGTAGTAGTAGTTCACATGAACTTACTCTGTCAGAAATTTAGCGAATCTTCTTGTTAGGGTTACGAACGAGTTGAATAGATTTTCTTTTAATTCGTTTCTCAGCTATTTCGCTTAGATTAACTGTAGGTCCGAATATGATGTTTACATCTTTACTATTAAATGTCTTAATGATAGGACGGTATGGGGTCATATCTAGCTTTAAAAATATATTAATAGGAATCTTACGATTCGACTCCCACCACCATACTTCGCCTAATTCTAAGAATCGTTGCTTATCATCATCTGATTTAAGCAATGAATAATCATAGATGCTAGTTACTTGCATATCATTGTTAATAATGATGCCGACATATTCTTCATCGCCACACTGAATGCAGGTAATAAAGGGGAAATTCTGTTGGAATTCTTCTGTTTTGTTATGTTTCATTTTTCAATAAATATAATGCTATGAACAAGTTACCAGTCTATTTATATTCAAATCAATTCGACGTAATATTGGATCTGGACCAAAACAGGGGAATCAATCAGATTATGTACCAGAGAAAGCTAAAAATCCAAAAAGGATTTAAGGATTATATTCAAATCCAATTTAAAAACTCCGATCAAAAACCTGTATCATTATCGACCTCTAGTAATTATTGGTTCGATTTAATCGATTCCTATGGCAGACAACTTGTTCTTACTAAACCGTTAACTATTATAGATGACACTGTAACTTTCGCTGTTTCTCAAGCGCAAACCTCGACTAACACATTGCTTAATTTTGCCGATACTAGTAAAATTACTGTTGGTCAATCTGCATCTGGCTTCGGCATTCCTATTAATTCTACAGTAGTTGGCGTAACAACCAACACTGTAACTTTGAGTAAACCGACAAATTATCTCATAACTACTGCAACTTCAGTAACATTTAATACCCTTGCACTAAGAGGCGTAGCAAAATTAGAATTAGATCCACAAGATACTATTAATTTAACTGCTGCTAGTTATAAAATTGTAGTCAAACAAGCAAATAATGACGGCACTTTTACTCCTGCTTATGCAAATACCTACTACGGAATTGCAGGAGATATTGAAATTCAAGAAGACGGCTATCCGATCGGATTCCCAGTACAAACTGTTAATCGAGCTCAACTCGAAGCAGGCAAAGAATACGACTATGATATTAACAATTTGGGTTATATTTTCTTCACAGGCTGGTTGCGCCCATATCCGAGTGCAATGACTACTAGCTCAACTCAATGTGTTTCAATTAATTTGAATAACTTTGCCGGTACGATTACTGTACAAGGGACGCTAGATAACAATCCGAGTCCGGCAGGCCAAGCCAATGCCGAGGCATTTACTATTACTAATTACGTATCAGCAACTCCTACACAAGCAACAATTCAGCTTTCATGGAACACTGTAGTAACCGCAGTTCGATTCTCAGTAAAACCATTTAACGATGCGTTCGGTGTTAACTATTATCCAACTGGAAATCCTATTGGTTCAGAAATGAACAAATTTCCAAATGGATTTATTGACATGTTCTCATATTTCAGCTAAAATAGTAGAATGAACCTAATAGTGGCTACTTTACAGGCCGTCTTGCCGAGTGATCGTAAGATGACACCTACTGGCTGGGAAAGCTTCGATGCCCCCTGCTGTATCCATCGTGGCGAAACTCGTGATACTAAAAAACGCGGTGGTGTTATCTTCAAAGGCGACGGATTTACATTTCATTGTTTTAATTGCAACTTTAAAGCAGGCTGGACTCCTGGTCACGTATTAACTAATAACACACGTAGTTTAATGTTATGGTTAGGAGTTCCTGATAGTGAGGTACAGAAACTTTCTTTGGAGGTAATTCGGGTCAAAAACGACCTCAAACCAGCAGAAAAGACCCTAGATTTTGTCCTAAAACCTAAGGATTTGCCTCAAAATAGCAAGACTTTTGCCGAATGGGTACACGAGGGCTGCGAAGATGAAAATTTACTTGCTACAATCGCCTATGTTTTAGATAGAGGAATGCAACTCGATTGGTATAAGTGGATGTGGACTGATGCACCTGGATATCAAGATCGGTTAATCATACCGTATTATCATGAAAAGAAAATAGTAGGTTGGACTGCTCGTAAAATAACTGAGGGTAAACCTAAATACCTAACGTCAGCACAGCCTAGTTATGTGTTCAATTTAGATGAACAAAATTATAACCGACGTTATGTAATTGTTGTCGAAGGACCGATCGATGCAATCACAGTAGACGGCGTTGCTGTTATGAGCAATGAAATTAATGAGACTCAGCTAATGAGGATAAATTCGTTAGGCAAAGAAGTGATCCTTGTTCCAGATCGAGATTTACCCGGATCTAAGATGTTGAACACAGCAATAGCTCAAGGATGGTCTGCGAGTTTGCCCGATTGGGGAGATGACGTTAAGGACGTTGCGGATGCTGTGCGTAAATTTGGCAGAGTATATACGCTTTTCACTATATTAAAATATCGAGAACATGGTGAAATAAAACTGACTATGATGAGGAAAAGAATAGAAAAATATGCAGAAGAACAACAACGCAACACCTAATTATAGTTATGAAATACAAAAATTGTATCTAGAAATGTTTATGAGCGATGCTATTACATTTATTCGCTGTGCTAACATTTTTGATCCAGAAAATTTTGATAGAAAACTCCAAGAAACTGCAGGGTTTATTAAGACATATGTCGACCAATACAAGGTTATGCCAGAAGCACAGATTGTTAATGCAAGCTGCGGAATGGAATTAAACCCTGCAGCACTTCCTGCAGAAAATTATGAATGGTTAATGAACGAATTCGAACAGTTTTCCAGACATAAAGGCCTAGAACGAGCGATTCTAAAATCGGCAGATTTACTGGAAAAAGGTGAATACGGACCAGTTGAGAAGATGATTAAAGATGCTGTGCAAATATCACTACAAAAAGATATGGGTACAGACTACTTTGAAGATCCTCGAGGCCGTCTAGAAGGACTTAAAAATTCCAATGGTCAGATTAGCACAGGTTGGCCAAGCGTAGATAAGAAGCTTTACGGCGGATTTAATCGTGGCGAACTTAACATTTGGTGTGCAGCATCGGGTGGTGGTAAGTCACTATTCCTTGCAAATCTAGGATGTAACTGGGCATTAGCAGGGCTTAATGTTCTTTATTTAACGTTCGAACTTAGTGAAGCATTGGTTGCTATGCGTATGGATAGTATGTTAACCGGTGTTGCAACTCGTGAGGTATTTAAAAACCTTGACGATGTTGAACTCAAAGTTAAGATGATGGGCAAACAGTCTGGTAGCATACAGATCAAGTACATGCCCAGCGGCAAAACGGCCAATGATCTTCGAGCATATCTAAAAGAATATCAGGTTAAGAAAGGGTTTAAACCGGATATTTTGCTAATTGACTACTTGGATCTTATGATGCCAATGTCAGTTAAAGTTAGTCCCAGCGATTTGTTTGTCAAGGACAAATATGTTTCTGAAGAATTGCGTAACCTAGCAATGGAAACACAGGCAATTGTTGTTACAGCATCTCAGCTTAACCGTGCAGCAGTAGAAGAAATCGAATTCGATCACAGTCACATCTCAGGCGGACTTTCGAAGATTCAGACAGCAGACAATGTTATCGGTATTTTTACAAGTCGAGCAATGAAGGAACGAGGCCGTTATCAAATTCAGTTTATGAAAACACGTAGTTCTAGCGGTGTTGGACAAAAAGTTGATTTGGAATTTGATCTCGATACATTGCGTATTAGAGATCTAGGAGAAGAAGAAGCTTATAATTCTGCGCCAAAACCTAGTGTATATGAAGGTTTAAAGAAAACTTCAACAATTAAATCAAATGTTGAATACGACGGTACTACAGGCGAAATACGAGATCCTACTGAAGGTATAAATGTAGGAAAGGTTAGAGCCACAACAGGTAGCTCAAAAATACGAGAAATGATTGCTGGATTAAATTCTGAAAAAGATTAAAATAAATCAGCTATACGGTGGCTTACGCAACGGTCGATTGACCGTTGCCACTGTTCTTCTCCGGCACCAGTGAGGCATAAATCTACAGTAGCAGGTGCAGTTAACCAACGATGACTAGCTGTCCACGGATCTAACCCGCTTTGTTCACCATCTAGTTGTCCCGCACTCCATACTGCTAGACCAACTCCTGCCCTGTATAACTTAGGACCTTCTCCTTGGCTAATGGCAGAAAGAATAGATACATCACCTGTGATCCCAATTTTATCTGTGATTTTTAGTGTGCTTGCACTGGTCCAATCTAAAGTGTGAATAACATGAACTCGAGTTGATTCAACCGGACCACCTATATAAACTAATTCAGGTCCTTGATAATCAATTCCCGCAGCTTCCATAATAGTTTGCATTGTTACTGCTTTCGAGGGTCGATTAACTACGACTCCCCAAGCACCGGTTAAGCTGTGTTGAGCAATTAATACAACACTTTTGGCAAAATGGTAGTCTGAATTCCTAGGTTGCGAGACCAGAATTTGCCCGTTTAAAAAGTTATTCTCATTCATCAATCTATTTAATTAATGTGTAATACAAAATGAGATATTTTGGAATTTTCTATTTATAGATCCATATAGTCAACGGACTAACTGGTTCTATATAATCTAAGCATGGCACATTATATGAAGTAATCAATTCAAACCTATTATCTAATTCTACTCGACTTCCAACTAAGATTTCTTTGCCGTGTAGTTTAGCGTTAGCTAACCAATTAGTTTGATCATCTTTTTGTTCAGGATCGCCAGATATAATTATGTCAACCTCGGGATATATTTTCTCTTCTACTAAATTTTTACAAAGAGTTTTTACATCGGTATTGTTTATTGCTGCATTCATTGTTACTGGAATTTCAAATAACTCATTTGAATCAACACACATTACTGACCGAGCACCATTCATAGACGCAGATATCCCCGCAATGCCCGAGCCCGACGCAAAGTCTAAAACTTTTTTATCGGTAACTACGTCGGGATTATCAAAAATATAACGAGCAATTGCTTGACCTCCTGGAAAATAATATGCCCACGCCGGAAACGGAATAGTATTATCATTTAGATGTTGATAGAGGTAAGATCGAATTTGACGATCATGTCTTACGTATAATTTCATTTCATTTACGAACAACACCGGTTGTACGCGATTACATCTTAAAATAAATTCTTGTTGATTAAACATTAACTGTTGGGATGTTTAAGACTCTAGCATTGTCTGTTAACGCTTTGATCGAATGCCACTGGTTTTTTTGAAAACGTATAATATTACCTTCTTTTAAAATTTTAATCCATTCGGGTGTTTCAATTTCGATCTCTCCGCGGACACATATTGTTATATGTTGATCATCTGCAGTATGCCGATGATTTGGCAGAAGATCGCCAGCAAATTCAAAATCATACATAGTTATTTTAAGATTATCAAATTCTAATAACTTATCGAGTAGCATTAAATTACCTCACTATCGGGAAAAGATTCTAAATTATAATTTATTTCTAAACCTACTAACGATCGGAGAGAAGATAATTCATCTTGTTTTTGCGAAATCTCGGTAATTTTTTTATTCTGTTCATGAAAAAATAAATGCGGAGTATGATCGATAATTAATTGTTTAAGATCTGCCTCGGTTGAATTATGAGAAAATCTGACCCCTAATCTTATATTATTATGTCCGTGAGGATCAATGTACTCTACAATCATCTGTAATTGCTCAGTATCAATCGATTCGATAGTAGCGTTAAATGTCATCTGATATGTTTGCATAAAATCTCCTATTAAGTAACTGCAATTCTCACAAGTCCTGCACCGCCGACTCCTTCAAGCGACGATCTAACAGGCGGATTGGCTACCTGAATTGTTAAAACAGTGCCTCCAGGAAAAGGGGAACTAGATCCCGAAAACACAGACCTACAATATCCTCCGGCGCCGCCTCCGCTGCCGTCGTGATAGGCGCCGCCGCAACCGTGTCCGCCAGCATTTTCTTGTGCTTCGCCGCCGCCGCCAGCGCCGGGTGCTGTACCATTATTCCCTGGGGCCGCGCCGATACCTATGCTATTAACTGCTGCGCCGCCGGTTCCTCCAGTAATAGTTAATCCAGAAGTGCCGTTTGCTCCTGCACCCGAAACTGATCCTACAACAGAATTAGTGCCGTTTCCGCCAGTAATATTTGCAGCATTTCCCCCCGTTGCGGTACCTCCTGTGCCGCCGATGGTACTAGAGCTAGCAGTTGCAATACCACCATTCCCTCCGTTTGCGGTCATAGTAGTCATACCGTACCCTGATACAGAAGAGGCAGGACCGTTGACAACAGTAGCAAGAGCTCCGCCGCCGCCGGATCCCCCTGCTCCCCACACTTCGATAGTAATAGTATTCCAAGAATTTGGTACAGTAAATGTATACATAGATTGCGATGTGGTACTTGCTGATGCGTATTGTGTATCACTAGTTGATAGCGCCGCAGTTCCGTAGAAATTATAAATTGAGATAGGTCCGGAGGCGGGTACTATTGTATTTGATCCGGTGCAATAACTAGGCACATAACTTCCGCCGGCATAATATTCATTCATACCGATGGGATTTGAGCCTCCAAATGTAGTTTGAATATCGTTTAATGATAATGCACCTGATGTCGGCAGTGTCATAATAAATTCCTCAAAAATTATCGATCAGTGTTGTCTTTTTTATTATCAACGGGTTTTTTACTTAGTTCAAATACAAGTCGTTCCCATTCAATGGTTTTCCAAAAACGCTCATCGACCTTGTCCATTTCTTCATCAGAAAGCTTCATAATCATCATATCCTCTATTATTATAATATTCTTGACAAAAATCTCTGTTAACTTTGAGTATGTAAGTTTTTACTTTTAGTATTTCTAGTGTATCTTTATGATAAACAAAACTGAAACAGAATTCTGCGCGCCCGGAAAAAAATGTGCCAGGAACTGAATCTCTTTGAAAAATTTCCATTTCCTTGCCTCTAGGAGTATATCCACAATGTAGATTATTCGATCGACAATATTCTTCAGTATTTCTAAAAAACTCTTCGTAATTCGGATTTTCCATCTTTCCTATAACCCCAGGCACATACCTACGGTCCCAGTTATGAACAAATCTACGATCTAGCTGAACATATACATCGACGTAATCCTGTAGTTGGGGATCACCAAATGAAGTAGCATAATACGGTACATAATCGGGATATTTGACAAGATAGTCTTCGACGACTTTTGGTAAATTGTAATTGTGAGCAAGATCGACTATTTTCCAAGAAATCTTCTTATCCACAGAATCATACTTCTTACCATACCAATAAGCAGGAATGAAATTTTTAGATAATCCCTTCGATAAAAAATAATCTATCGCCTCTTGTTTAGGAGGATTTTCTTTAATATATGCAGACCAAGATCTATTTCGATAGTTAAATCCAGATTTAGTAGAACCAATCCTAAAAGTAGTTACATCTCCGTTTAATAACTCGTCGCGAAGTCTATATCCGTTTTCAGGAAAATCTAGGTTAGCTTCGAAATCTTTATAAAAGGTCGGAGTGTTAAATACTTCCTTCAGTTGCTGTGTTTGCTTAATACCGGTTAGTGAATCAGATTCGTAGTCTAAACGATAAATTTTATCGTTAGCCATAGTAAAATCAACCCAATTATCAATATTCCACACAATTACGTCCCTTTATTATTCGGATCAACTGCTGTTCCGTCTTTAACTGATTCAATAAAATCATTATATTTGGCTAAAGAATCATTAATAGCAGGTAGAGCGGGCCAAATTACGTCGGCTGGATCTGTAAAGTTTATGGTAATATCTCTTAGAGCTTTACGATATGCAATCCATTCAGCAGGAACAGGTTCACCGGTTTCAAACGAGCGAATCACTACCCAATCAGATTCTTGTAATAGCCTATTTCTATGAATAAGACTTTTTTCAACATCTACATCTATCGTTGTTGAAATAAGTCTCTGCGACATCATGGTGCTTTTACTCTTTGCAATAAAAGTACCAGACTCAACATCGTAAGTATAAAACATCGGAGAGACTACTACGTCATCATCTAACTCGATAATTTTATCAGCCTCGGGCAATAAATGTATCTGAGTTGCAAGAAGTCGCTCTTTAGTTTCGTCGAGCCATTCTTCAATTACAACGTTTTCGTCACCGGTATATCGTATTACTTTGGTCATATTAGGATTTCCAAATTCTTAGTGTTGCATATTCTGACGTAGCGGATTCACCGTATCCAGTACCCGGAGCGTTAGGCCATAATCCGCCATCAAAGCTAAACGGAGTAAACAAATATTGTCCAGAACTATTTGAACTAGTTCCAGTAAGCATTAATTGAACAGTTTTTGTTCCGCCTAATGTAAAATATGTGCGGCCAGCTGTATGGTGCGTATTATAAGTATTGCATTCTGTTTGAAAACCTGTACCAGATTGAATAACTACCGAATCTGTAACATTATACAAGAATGAATAGCCCTGTTGGATATCAGTAGTATTTGAATATGTATTTGCTCCTGCAACATCCCATTCTGCATAATAATTTCCTGCTGGAAGAGAAATAGTAGTGCTGTTATACAAAGTATAAAAGTAAGTAACATATCCACTGTTATATGATCCAGTAGATGAGGTGTTAACAATTGACCAACTTTGTGCATTTCTTTCAGTGGTGGAAAATCCTACAATTCTCGATACATAAGTCGATGCAGTGGCGATAAAATAAACACCTGATGGTTCTTTTAATCTTATCATAAGGTCAGGAGATGCTACTGATAGTGGAGTATAACCTAGTGCAGTTGTTATTTGGCCTGATGTAAAGCCAGTTAATCCTGCGCCTGATCCTACAAACGATGTTGCATTAACTTGTCCTGCTGTACCTGATGCAGCCGTGCCTACTCCTAATGAGTTTATTTGTGTGTTACCTAATCCTGCGCCACCGGTGAGATATCCCGAACTTCCGAAATATTGTCTCCAATAGCTAGGAGACCCGCCGTCCGAGATAAGCATAATACTATTTTGTGGCTGTAATGTAGAAGGTCCATCGCTACCGTTTGTACCAGTATATGACAAAGTAACGTTGGTACTAGAAATATTTGATAATGAAATTACTGTGCCCGAGGGTGCCGATGCTGGCAGTGTAATAGTAAGATTTGTTCCATTAAGGAGTACGTTTGCACCGTAATGTGTTGAGGATAGAGTTATACTAGTTGTAACTACTATTTGACCAAATTTAACCGCAGTTAAATAACTCGATGCAGCAACACCACCTAAGTTATTTGCATTATTTGCTGTACCAGCAACGATATTCCACGTGCCGGTGGCATTTGCTCCAGTTGTGCTTGGTGCACCTACGGTATTATATGAAATAGTTACAGCACCACTTCCGTTAAAGGTACTGCCACTTGCTGCTCCCGAACCACCATTATTAATTGTTAACGCATTAGATACTGATCCTGCGCTACCTGCAGAAGTTGCAATATTTGCTGCACCAGCAACAATATTCCATGTGCCGGTGGCATTTGCTCCAGTGGTACTCGGTGCACCGACTGTGTTATATGAAACAGTTAATGCACCACTGCCATTAAATGTGCTACCACTTGCTGCACCTGATCCGCCATTATTAAATGTTACTGCATTATTAACACTACCTGCAATATTTGCTGTACCAGCAACGATATTCCATGTGCCGGTGGCATTTGCACCACTGGTACTAGGAGCACCTACAGTATTGTACGAGATAGTCACAGCGCCACTGCCATTAAATGTGCTACCACTTGCAGCGCCTGCTCCGCCATTATTGATTGTCAATGCGTTGGATACTGAACCTGCGCTACCTACAGTTAATGATGCAGCGGTTCCAGTAAGACCTGTACCAGCACCACTAAATTGACCAGTAACGTTAACGGATCCGCCAACATATAAACTTTGACCAATACCTGCGCCGCCGACAACTTGTAGTGCTCCTGTAATAGTTGAGCTTGCAGAGGTAGCATTAGTAATAGTAAAGATGCTACTATATGGACTAATGGATCCTACTGCACCTCCGCCGATACCTAACGACGAAGTGCTAACCCATGTAGCAGTAGTACCATTACTCTGTAATACATAACCACTAGTACCGATAGGTAACATTGTGGTTGCGCCTGCGCCTGATTGGATGTGAAGTGAACCTGCTGCGCCGCCGGCAATGTTAAGGCTTGATCCGACTACAACACTGGCAGTATTAGTATAAACTGGTGCAGCAGCACCATTACTTAATAATACTTGACCTGCGGAGCCGGGACCTACATATCCAGAAACACCGAATGCTGACTGATAAACAAGCTGACCAGCTGATCCGCCGCCTAAATTGGTAGCAGTAGAAATACTACCAGTAATAGTAATGTTAGTGGAACCACCGATATTTAAATTGCCGCCGACAAATAAATTACCAGCAACGCCGATACCGCCTGCGACTACTAATGCACCAGTAGAGGACGACACTGAAGTTGTAGTATTTGTAACGGTAATTACACCGTTAGCATTTTCTAAAAATGATAATTGTCCGGCTTGAGTGGTCATACGTGTTTCCTGTAAATCTACAGTTATTTATCGTACTACTTAGCAAGGGAATATATGATTACTTGATTACTTTGATGTTACCAGCAATTGATATACGGTGAGAATCTGATGTCTGAAAAGGATACACTTGATGTTTAAGATACGCAGGAAACATCATTAATACTCCTTCCCAAGTGTTATCAATATCAAGTTCGTATGTTGTGATTCCACCATCTAATTTGTTATAAACAAATTGAAATTTAGAGGCCACTTCTGTATTTGCACTTTTTGCATTGGGCATCTGAAGTTCATCTTTTAAATTGTAAGGAATAGTAATCCAAACAACCCAAGATACATCTAGATAATGATAATGCAGAGGATTGTATTCATGTTTTTTTTGAAAATTAACCCAAGATACTGAATCAATTACATAATCATTGTTCTGATAAAAATCAAACATTTTTCTATATTCTAAAAATGTTTGTTCTACACAATTTTTAAATGATCCTTGTATGTTGTAAGTTAGTTCCGTTTCGATGTGTCCTGCAAGATCGTGATTATATGACTGCGGCTTTAAATCTACTTGTCGTTGAAGGTCTTTGGTTAATTCCGCAAATATTCTAACCGGTATTCTAGTTTTAATTACGCCCGGATTTGGTAATCTTACCTCTGAAAATTCTAAATTCATATATTTTTCACAATCTTAATAGTTGACGTTTCTCGGTCGACAATCATTTCGCCTTCGCAACATATGCTCCAGTCTCCATCAGTTTCGGCACCATAACTAGAAACATCAATTATTATATTTTTACAAATGTATTCTTTTCCATCTTTGAACACTCGCCATACGTGATCCATTGTACCACGATTCGGCTCTCCTCGCGACTTGTTAAATCGAATTTGAAAATTTGCCATTAAAATTTTATTTCCAAAAATTCCGGGCTACCTATTTGGTTCCACCCTCCATTAATCTGATAATTTATATTTAGATTGTTGTTTAGAGCATATTGTATAGCCCAACTAAGTACATCGGCTCTTAATATTTCGCCTGCTTCTATCAATTCAAAATATTCAATATCACCGATTTTCCTCCAAGTTAATATTGCATTCACTTCGTCAGGTTTCATCCAAGCAGGAATAGTGTCTTTATCTAATGGAAAATTATCATCCCCTAACCACATGCATTTATACGATTTACAAGGATTATCCGGACGAGTTGGATATATCGAACAGCCTGTTTTATTTAAAAAATGGCATTTTCTACTTTTCCAAAAAGTATAGCCATGTGCCACTCCGTGGAGATGACCTTCGCAACATTTCTGACACGAACCACATTCTCTCATCAAATGATCTCCGCAGTTGCTGGATAGATCATCTTCTCAGATATCGGTCGAGTAGCAATATTCATATGAATAAATTTAAAAGGTTTAGATGACGGATTTCTTGTAAAACTGTGTGGTAGCCAAGAATTAGCATACATTAATGTACCCGGTTCTGGAGTAAAATTAATTGTAGATGATGCCATGGTTAACTGTGTAGAGTCACGTTCTACCATTTCATTCATTATTTTTGTAGGTCTCGGATCGTGTACAACTAATCTCGGTGGATCTTTAGGACATTCTAAAAAATAAAAAGCTACAAGTTGTGAATCGTTGTGAACATGATACTCCATCGAGGAATACTTATGATGCTCTTGGCACCATCCTTCGGTAAAATATGTTTCGAATTTTTCCATATCGTACCCTTGATCATTTAATAAATTCCAAGAGGTATTCACTACATATTCTAAGAACGGTGTTAATCGAGGATCTGATAAAATATCAATTTGAAGTACTGGATAAACATCGTCGATTTTATTTGATTTACGATGTAAAGAGAGAGATTCATTGCTTACTGTCCTGGCAATATCTAAAAATTCAGGTTTTTTAATACTGTATATCGGTGAAACAAAATAATGCCACTGATCGAGGACGTCTGTCATAAAATTCCTACTTGAATCTCGGGCCAGTTAGCCAAACGACTAATGTTTTTCGAGTTCCGTTAGTAACAGGAGTTACTCTGTGTAGTATAAACGATGGAAACGCAGAAATCAACCCCTTTTCTTTGTCGACCTTACTCGGAACAGGTCCATCAAAAATTTCTAAATCTCCGCCTTCGTATTCTGAGGGATCAGATAATTGTAATACTAAACTTAGTTTACGAGGAGTATCAGAGGTCGAACCTCCACGATCTAGATGCCAGGTATAATGCCCGCCTGTGTCGTCATAGATTGTGTACTGTAAATCTTCAACGAATCCCCAAATATCAAAGTCAAAAAATTGTCCATTTAGTTGCCTTGCAACATATCCTAATCGATCATATATAAATTGTGTGTCTTCAGTTAGTGCCATCCATCCAGTATTCGATTGTCGAATACTGTCATCTACGTTTCCTCGGCCACCTATAGTTGCAGAAGTAATAGTGAGCCGATCACCGATTTCAATTATGCGAGCAAGTTCGCTTTCATTGAACCCATTTTTCCAAGTTGCAAATGAAATTTCTGGAATAGCAATCGATGGTGGCGGCGTAAGTTGATACACTGACATTACTTACGTTTCCAAATATTATCTCTATAATGAGATTCATGACTTTGTCGTTTTCTTTGCGTATCTCTTAGATCTTTATAGTCCTCAGAAGTAAAGGAACGAATGACGTGATCGGTGAACAGTGTATCTCGTTTAACAGGAATTACCTGCATTAATGGAGTGCCTGCAGGAATAATTCCGTGAAAATTTGGAACATTCCAAACAAATGGAAAATTAATAAATTCAAAATATTCATCAACATCAACTAACCCAGAAAAGCAAGTAAATCGATCATCTGCTCTATTCAAGGGAGGAACAAACAACAGAGAATATCCTTTCGGGCATTTAATAGCCCAATAATTCATCCATTTAATAGGTGGTTTAGGTAAATGAGGGGCAGGACACTTGTCCGAAGTTAATTGTTTTTCTCCATGATTTTCGATCATAGGTCTAGGATATTTTGTATCATAAGAAATATGAGAACAATCTTCGTTGGATTTAATCTCTACATCAGCCACTAATGGTATGATCCATCCAGTTACCATTGCATCTAAAAACGGTGGACATCGCTTTACGGTTGATTGTTCAAATCCGCTGCCAAGCTTCATTGGTAATGATTTATACCACGACGGAATAAGTTTTCTAGCAGGATACGGTTCTGGTATATTACCTAGATCATCTTCAAAACATAAAAATTCTAATTTTTGTTTTTTTGTTTTAAAAAAGGAAAACATTAATTCTGTCCATTTCCGTGTTTTTCGTAATGAATGCCACCGGATTCTATAAAAATTTTACACCGTTCAACTTCTGCTGCACCTCTTAAGATATGGTCATCGTGCAGACTAAAATGTAATTCAGAGATCCATTCTCGCAGATGTATAGGCAATTTATCGTAGCAACTCATGACGATTGCCATTCGTTGACCATCAACACACATTAACTAGGCTTTAAGGATGATAATTCTACTAAATTACTGCTAGTAATTGCATCTAACCCAATAAGTGCTCTAGTAACAGAAGTATTATCATCATGTAACTCTTCATAGGTTACAAATGGGAAATCTGTAAAAGTTCCGATTTCCCATGTGTTCATTGCAGCAAATACGCCTTCATGATGTGATGGTTCACCGTACCATAAGTGTTGATATTGAATATTATTAGCATCTAACCATTGTAATGCCAGTGCAGAATTATTGCCACCAGTCGGTGTTAATCCTGTATAAAGATAAATTTGTGAAATACCGACGATCATTCTTAACTCCTAGATCTAGTGATATTTATTAGCCTAGATTTTAATAATTATAATATATGAAATTTACCAATTAATAGTAATCGACCCGCTGGCGCTTCCTGTACCGACGGTTACTGTTATGATTTCAAAGGGATATACTTGTACTGATGATGTGTTAACTGCCGATGCAGAACTTCCGGGATTTCCTGCATTACCAGAAGTAAAAGATCCTGCTGTTCCTGGAGTGGCTCCTGTGCCAGCGGCGCCTGATGTACCTGCCGTACCAGCTGTACCTGTTTTACCTGCCCAACATGTAGGTGCTGCTCCGCCTGCTGTGGCACCTGTACCTGCTGCACCTGATGTACCAGCTGTGCCCGCAGTTCCGCACTTACCTGCCCACGTAGTCGGTGCAGCACCACCTGCAGTAGCACCTGTACCTGCTGCACCTGATGTACCTATTGTACCAGCTGTGCCGGCTTTACCTGACCAACAAGTCGGTGCAGCACCACCTGCAGTAGCACCTGTACCTGCTGCACCTGCTGTGCCTGCTACACCCGGTGTGCCTGCGTTACCTGCACCACCTGCGGTTGCTGTAGCAGCTTTACCACCTGCACCCGCAGTACCTCCAGTACCATTTGTTTGACTCGGTGAAGTACCGGCAGTTCCTGCTACCCCAGGAGATCCAATACATCCGCATTTTCCTGCGTTACCTGATCCACCACCGCCACCACCGCCACCGCCGCCGCCGGCTCCTGTTCCCGGGTTTCCTGCTGTTCCTGTATTTCCTGCTGCACCTGCGGTTCCGCCTGGCCCGGCAGTGCCATTTGTTCCTGGATTTCCCGCACCGCCTGCTGTTCCTGTATTTCCTGCTGCACCTGCTGTGCCACCTGGACCAGCTGTACCATTTGTTCCTGGATTTCCTGCTGTACCAGCGGTACCTGGGTTTCCTTTTGCACCTGCTGTTCCACCCGGACCAGCTGTGCCATTTGTGCCTGGATTTCCAGCTGTGCCAATGGTACCTGGATTACCTGCTGTGCCACCTGATCCGTTTGTGCCAGTTCCGGCAGTGCCGCCACCACCACCTATGCCACCTACAAATGTTATAATAGACCCAAAAGTTGAAGGATTTCCAATGGTACCACATGTACCTGCTGTGCCATTTGTTGCACCTGTGCCAGCAGTACCTGCAGTACCGGCTTTACCTGACCAACATGTAGGTGCTGCGCCGCCCGCAGTAGCACCTGTACCTGCTGTGCCATTTATTCCTGCAGTTCCTGCAGTACCACATTTTCCTGCCCAGGTAGTCGGCGCAGCACCACCTGCCGTAGCACCTGTACCTGCCGAACCTGATGTACCCGCAGTTCCTGCAGTACCTGTTTTGCCTGACCAACAAGTCGGCGCTGCGCCACCTGCTGTAGCACCTGTACCTGCTGCACCTGCAGTACCTGCAGTACCTGCAGTACCCGGATTACCTGCGCCGCCCGCCGTAGCAAGAAGACCTGATCCCCCGCCGCCACCGCCTGCACCACCTTTTCCTGTACCTATGCCGCAACCTCCGCGGCCTGCGATCCCGCCGTACGGACTTCCTCCTGTGCCACCAGGTCCAAACGCAGCAGTAGTACTAGTTGAACCAGGCGTGCCCCCGGGAGTACCGCCGGTGCCGGCGACTTCTGAAAGGCTGCCACCTGATCCTCCACCACCGCCTGTTCCGCCTGGCCCGCCCGCGCCTGCTGTTCCTCCAGCACCATTTGTTCCGGGATTTCCTGCACCACCTGTTGTCCCAGCATTTCCTGCTGCACCTGCTGTGCCACCTGGACCAGCTGTACCATTCGTACCCGGGTTTCCTGCACCGCCTGTTGTCCCTGCAGTGCCTGCTGCACCTGCAGTTCCACCTGGTCCGGCAGAGGCGTTTGTTCCGGGATTACCTGCTGTACCAATGGTACCTGCAGTACCTGCTGCACCTGCGGTTCCACCTGGGCCAGCTGTACCATTTGTTCCTGGATTTCCTGCTGTTCCTGCTGTTCCCGGGTTGCCAGCATTACCTGGATTACCTGCTCCTCCTGCTCCTGTTAAATTTACAGAGTAGACGCCGATAGGAACAGTAAATGTTCCCGGAGCATTAAATGTTACAGTACTACTTGTAGCATCTCTACCGTAATTAAGAAAGGAGTGCAATGGCATTCTTATCTACCTAATTTATATAATTCAGCTAAGTTCGATGATGTAATAGCAGACAAATCTTTTAAAAGAACTACTGGCATATTGTATTCAGGAAGATCGTCATGAACTTCAGTATAATGCACAAATGGGAATGCTGTAAAAGTGTGCAATCCATCGGCAAAAGTCCATGTGTTTAATGGGTTAAAACAATTTTGATGAGTAGTCGGATCTGGATAATTTAGATTAACAAAATCAGTAATTCCATTTTCTGCAAACCATGACAATGCACTAGCACTATCATCAGTTTGATCAGTATAAAGATAAATTTTTTCAATTTTAATAATTGACATTTAAATTTTACTCCTTATTTCAAGTTGCCCAACGACAATGCACCGTAGAATGATGCGCCACCGTCTATAGTGATAAAGTTCAATACGTCAATTGCGTTAGTAGCGGTTGACAATGCTGGAGCAGATCCATTCGGCCATTTAACAGAACTCGGCCAAGTAATTTTATTTGTTCCAGTAGTTGCACTTTGTTTTGCTACGATCATTATGCTGTCTGCTAGGTTAACTGACGCAGTATTTATAAATCCAATAGTTGTACTAGTATTAAGTGTTAGGTTAACTATATTTGATGCTGCAAGATTAATAATTGTTGCCGCAGATGTAGCAGTTTGAACTGTAACAACTTCAGTGTATCCTTGTAGTTTTGGATTAACTACGTTGCCACTAACATACACATTGCCAGCTACTGATAGGTTATTAGATCCACTCGGAGAAGTAGTTGTACCTACTAGGAGATTACTACTAGTATCCAATGTCATTGCTTGGGTGAAACTAATCGCTCCGCCTGCAGAGCCCGAAGGAGCAGTATACCATTGATGTGCTCCGTTTAGTTGAGCGTACTCTGTAGCATTACCTGTGCCGGTATATTTCCAACCGGCATTGTAATATGCATTATAAGTCATTAATGCTTGCGATGCATCGCCGTATAATGTTGCAGATCCGCCAATCTGCATAACTTTTCCAGATCCCCAAGTACTTGGTACAGTTCCTATACCTACATTTCCAGTTGAATCAACACGCATACGCTCTGCACCAGCGGTTGATATACGCAGGGTAGATGCAAGAATATTCAGATCCGTATAAGCACTGCCTGCAGCATTAGTTGAATATATACCGTTAGTAGTTGCATCAAATGTAGTAAAAAACATTAATCCAGGTGTTGTACCTATATTAAGATTACCGAGAGTAGCAGCAGTACCTATACCGACTGCACTACCTGTTACAGTTAACGTACTTTGATATAACGGAGCACCTGTACCTTGGCTAATTAATACCTGACCAGCAGTACCTGGACCAGCAAATGCAGTAGTGCCCGAAGCAGATTGATATAGTAGCTGGCCAGCGGTACCACCTAACACAGTTACAGCACTAGTTGTTACCGCGTTAACGCTAGCAGCAGCTGACTGAACTCTAATCACATCGCCTAGTGTTCTAGCAACGTTTAAAGTAATTGTTGTGCCATTAGTTGCAGTAAAGTCACCGTTACCCAAAGCAATACCATTGGCATATACTTGAACACTGCCTACAGTGTAAGCATTTGTTGTTGTGAAAATAGTCTGGCCGGCAGTTGCACTAAACTCTTGAATGACACTTGGCAATAACTGCGTTCCGCCTGAGTATATGCTGCCACCAACATACAAGTTCTGGCCGATACCTGCACCGCCCGCTACTTGTAATGCACCAGTAATTGTTGAGCTAGCATTCGTAGTATTAGTGCTAGTGAATATTCCGCTCATATTCATGTTACCGGATCCGTAACTATGAGCAGTGCCTAATGATAAGTCACCGTTTTGCTGTAATAAAAGGACCTGTTGCCATGCGCCAAACTGGTTGTTAGAATCTCTGTTAGTTCTAACCCACATATACGCAGGCTGGCCTGCGGATCCAGTCTGATCGCCGTATCCAGTCCAGGAAAAATAAGTTTGTGCCATCGAGTTTGCATAATTCGACGACATTGATTGTAAATACCCATACGAGGATGGATATCCAGAAGATGAATACAAGTTTGCAGCATAAAATCCCGTAGGATAACTTGTTGCCGTGGTCGTGCTAGTTGTAGGAACGCCGGATGGATTAATGCCTAAAGTCCATCCATTTACACTTATAGTCGAAGTGCTGTGACTTACCAGACCAGTAGCGGGATTGATAGAAAAACTAGATGTAGTGTATAAAGATCCAGCTGCAGGGCTTGAATTATTTGCGTTAACAAATGTCGGATAGTAACTAGCTGAGGCAGTTTGTAATACAGTATTAATATTAGAAGCGTTAAGGGCAGTCACCGCATTGGTTACTAACGTCGAGGTATTGAATCCGTAGGCATAGTTAGCATATCCAACTAGCGTACTGGCGGTATTGATTAAATTAGTGGCGTTAACTGCATAGCCAACCTGTGTGGTTGAAGTATTTGCTAGACTATAAGCAACCGCAGCTGAAGTTGCAGTGGCCGCATAACCAACCTGAGTAGTTGATGTATTTGCTAAACTATAAGCAACCGCAGCTGAAGTTGCAGTAGTTGCGCTTGTGGCAAACTGAACCTGTACTGTAGAAGTACTTGCTAAACTGTAAGCAACTGCGGCATAGGTTGCGGTCACTGCCGATCCAGCAACAATATTCCATGTACCGGTGGCATTTGTACCACCGGTACTCGGCGCACCGATAGTATTATATGAAATAGTTAGAGCACTGCCGCCGTTGTATGTCTGAGGGCTCGCGCCACCCACACCGGCACTATTAATAGTTAGTAAATTACTAACACTGTTTGCAATCAATGCGGTACCGGCAACGATATTCCACGTACCTGTGGCATTTACACCACCGGTACTTGGTGCACCGATGCTATTATATGAAATAGTTACAGGAGAACTACCGTTGAAAGTACTACCACTTGCTGCACCAGAACCACCATTATTAATTGTTAACGCATTAGCAACACTCAATACCCCAGTACCGGTCGAAACTGCCCAAGGCCCGATAAACATATTTGTAGCAGTAACGATGCCTACAAATCTAGCATTTTGATCAGGAGTTATAGTTAGCGCAACAGTGTTATTAGTTGCAACTTTGAAATTAAATGCGTTAGGAGTACCAATACTTAATGTTCCACCGGCACCATATAAGTAAGTACCGCTTGGATCACTAAATGGATCTATACCCGAATATCCGGTACCATTGATACCGAAGTCACCATAAATCGAAGCGCCAGTTGTACTATTATTATTAAGAATAAAGTCAGCACTAGATGAACTGCCACCATTTAGATTTTGTAAAATTACCTGTGCATAAGTGTTTGTGTTTTCAGAAAACGACGATAGAATATTAGTATCGCTGAAATTTAATGTTGTTCCGACCTGCAATACGCCGCCGTAAGTTTGTGTAACCGGCGGTACGTTAATAATTGCAGCATTTCCTCCAACGTTTATATTTCCGCCGACACCTACTCCGCCCGTAACCTGTAATGCACCCGTGTTAGTTGAAATAGATACAGTGGTATTTGTAATGGTAAAAATACCACTATAGGGGCTGATATTTGCCAACGATGAACCAGTTGATACTGCCCACGGTCCTACGTAAATGCTAGGAGCAGTAATTGATCCGCCTACGTTTAAACTTCCACCTACGCCCGCTCCACCTACGACCTGTAGAGCACCAGTAGTAGTTGACGTTGAAGTAGCTGTGCCACTGATTAACAGGCTTACAGTTGTAGTCGATCCTTGGGCAACTCGAGTCCATGCAGTATTAGCACTACTATAAACATAAGTAATCCCGTTTAATACTGCTGTTTGTCCATTAGATGGTGAAATTGGAAAACTCATGTCTTATCCTAATTGCTCAATGACTACGTTGTAATTTGACGAACTTGTTGCGCCAGTTAATTGTGCAGAAACTCTATACATAAAATTGTAAGTTGCATCAGTAATGTGGTATATGTGTATATCGCCCCAGTGATTCATAAATGGTGTAGAAAGAACTCCTAAGCTGTTACCAGCACTTGTTGTTACAGTTGCAGACAATGTCGAAGCAACTTGTCCGTTACCATAACACAATTGAGCAGCTTGCCCAAATACCTGTATGCTTGTACTGGTATTAGACTGAATATAAAGATACCCAACGTTTGCAAATGCTTTAATAGTATTTACTGCTACAGTAGTTCCTTGGGCAGCATTTGTTACAGATTGTTTTAGAACTGGTGTACTAGGTTGATACCGCATTGCTGTAGAACCGCCAGTAACATCCCATTCAGTACCACCGCGACTTACTAGTTCAAGTGTTTCGCTTGGTTGCATTGTTATAAAACGACTAGTTGTTTGCAACGAGTTAGCGTTATAGATGAATTCTGTAGAAACATTGTTAACTGTAACAGTGTAACTATTACCAGAATGGTTAGCAAAATTAAATTTTCCACCTATTGGAACACTAGCTGATGGTGGTAACACAGTGTTACCAGTCATCTGTATCAGCCAGCCATTTTGTGAAGCACTTAAAGTTCCTGAGAAAGTCGGTGAAAATCCACTGTAACTCTGTTGGCTTAATGTGTATGCACCTGTGCCAATTTGTATACCTGTTCCAACATATAATGTACCACCAATACCAACACCACCTGCGACTTGTAATGCACCAGTAGTTGTTGAAGTTGCAGCAGTAGAATTAGTGACGTTCATTGCCGGAGTATTAACGGCACTAATAGCAGCTTGTCCGGAAATTTCCTCAACATCAATCCAAGGATAACTGCCTGCAGTACCAAAGTCAGTATTACCACCGAGTGCAGTTATGCTTGAAGCGGATTGTACTCTAAATGAAACAACTGTTGTCACAGTTGTCGTAATTACTGTTTCAGCAGGACCGCCAGTAGTTAAGTAAGCAGCACTATTAGTTGGAGAATACATTTCTCCAGATTCACCAATATAAGCACTAGCAGTTTCATTATACCAAGTATATTCTATACTACCAGCACTGCCAGTTGCACCGGGAATTGCACCACGTAGTCTATAAGTTTTGCCAGCAGCTAGTGTAATTTGGCCAGTCGAAGTGTTAACTGAAATATCTGAACCAGCGATATTTTCTAGAACATTACAAATAACGACTGTGCCGGCAGAAATCGTACCAGTTTGCTGAGTAGTTCTTGTATATTTTACAAAGTTAGGAGCCACACCGTAGAAGGGTGATTGTGTACTTACAGTAGCACCAGTAACATCTAACCAATAGCTACTAACACCGTCTGTGGTATATCGATA